AAAGGCTCTTGGCATCGATTCTGACTACACAGTGTTCGATCCCGAGCTAATAATGCATATCAATTCTGTTTTTGCCGATCTTCACCAGCTTGCTGTGGGTCCAGAGGTGGCTTATGCCATCGAGGACAAGAACAACATGTGGTCTGAATTTTTGGGTGAAAAACTTGATATCAACTCTGTAAAGTCGTACATATACCTTCGTGTAAGACTTCTATGGGACCCTCCTGCAACTTCTTTCAACCTCACTTCTCTCGAAAGACAAGCAGAAGAGTTCCTTTGGCGTCTAAACATCCAGTCGGAAGGGACGGTTTAAAATGGCCGATAACGTCATCGATGATTTTCTGTTCCACTTCGGCGTAAAGGGTATGAAGTGGGGCGTACGTAGGGATTCTTCTGGTCGTGCACAGCTTGGAGCAGCTCCTCGTCGAGCTCACGCAAAGCGTGTGGCGGCAGTAAAGAAGGCGACTACCAAGAAGCCAATCGCAGAAGAACACCAGAAGCTCCTCAAGACTAAGAAGGCCCGAGCAAAGCACCTCTCAGATTCTGAGATCAAGGCAGCGATCGGTCGAATGAATCTTGAGCGTCAGTACAACCAGTTGAACCCTAACACAATAGGCAAGGGCTACAAGGTTGCAATCGCTGCACTGGCGGTTGGCACGACGATCAACTCCGCAGTCGCTTTCAGCAAGTCACCTGCGGGTCAAGCGGTGATCGAGGGAGTAAAGAAGGCACTAGCTTCTAGGGGTTGAAAGGAGGTTATCAATGGTTCTCTCTAACAAGGCAACTCCCCGCTACTATGGCGAGTTCCGGGAGAAGGTCCTTCGGGGCGAAATTCCCGTGAATAGAGAAGTTGCAATGGAGATGAACCGCATTGACGACCTCATCGCCAACCCCAACTTCTACTACGATGATCAAGCAGTCGAAGGATTCATCAAATTCTGTGAGGGTGAACTAACTCTTACAGATGGAACCCCACTGGTTCTTCTCTTCACTTTCAAGGTGTGGGCGGAGCAGGTATTCGGCTGGTACTATTTTACTGAACGTAGTGTCTACGTCCCAACTCCCGATAATCACGGGGGACATTATGTGCGCAAGCGCATAAAGAGACGACTCACTACAAAACAATATCTGATCGTCGCTCGAGGAGCAGCGAAGTCCATGTACGCGGAGTGCATCCAAGCATTCTTTCTTACAGTGGACACTTCTACTACTCATCAAATCACAACTGCTCCTACAATGAAGCAGGCGGAGGAGGTTCTATCTCCATTCCGTACTGCTATTACGCGAGCGCACGGGCCCTTGTTTAAGTTCCTCACTGAAGGTTCTATGCAGAACACCACGGGCAATCGTGCTCTCCGACAGAAGCTAGCCTCTACAAAGAAGGGTATTGAGAACTTCCTTACTGGCTCTTTGCTTGAAATTCGACCAATGTCGATCAACAAGTTGCAGGGTCTTCGCCCTAAGGTGTCCACTGTTGATGAGTGGTTATCGGGTGATATTCGTGAGGATGTGATCGGTGCCATCGAGCAGGGCGCTTCAAAGGATGGACAAGAGTACCTTATTCTTGCAATCAGCTCTGAGGGTACAGTGCGTAACGGCAGCGGTGACACGATCAAGTTGGAGTTGGCTGACATCCTGAAGGGTGACTACTATGCTCCTCATATTTCTATCTGGCACTACAGGCTGGATGAGATTGATGAGGTTGCAGATCCCTCGATGTGGCCTAAGGCACAGCCGAATATCGGAATCACAGTCACTTACGAGACGTATCACCAGGACGTGGAACGTGCCGAGAAGGCACCGGCCACCCGTAACGATATTCTCGCCAAGCGGTTCGGCATTCCGATGGAGGGTTACACTTACTTCTTCACTTACGAGGAGACCATTCCTCACAGGAAGCAAGAATTCTGGAAGTTGCCATGCGCCATGGGCGCTGACCTTTCACAAGGTGACGACTTCTGTGCATTCACCTTCCTATTCCCGCTATCCAATGGGAAGTTCGGAGTTAAGACTCGCAGCTATATTTCGGAGGTTACGCTTAAGAAGCTTCCGGGTGCTATGCGGATCAAGTACGACGAATTTCTCGAAGAGGGAAGCCTTCACGTTCTCGATGGAACTGTTCTGGACATGATGGAGGTCTATGACAACCTCGACGCGTTCATTCAGGAATCTGAGTTTGACGTGATGGCTCTGGGCTTCGACCCATACAACGCCAAGGAGTTCATCCAGCGTTGGGAGACGGAGAACGGACCCTATGGGATTGAGAAGGTCATCCAGGGAGCTAGGACAGAATCTGTTCCTCTCGGTGAGTTGAAGAAGCTCAGTGAAGATCGTCTGTTGCTCTTTGACCAGGAGCTCATGTCGTTTGCGATGGGTAACGCCATAACAATGGAGGACACAAACGGTAACCGCAAGCTACTCAAGAAGCGACAGGATCAAAAGATCGACAACGTTGCTGCTTTGATGGATGCTTGGGTTGCCTTCAAACTGAACAAGGAGTCATTCGAATGAGTGATAAGAAAGACGATGGCATCGATGACTTCCTAGTTCATCACGGTGTCAAAGGCATGAAGTGGGGCGTACGTCGAAGCCAGTCTGGCCGAGTTCAGCTTGGAGCAGCTCCTCGTCGCGCGCACGCGAACCGCAAGGCAGCGAGGCAACGTCACGCTCAGAAGATTGATGAACGACGTCAAGCTCGTGTTGATTCAATCATCAAAGGAGCTGGAGGCAACAAGCGGAAGGCTCACATTACGAATGTGTCAGCCGGTCTTGCTACTTCTCTTCTTACGGGTATCGTAGGTCGCACTGCGGTCCGAGCCCTCAATCAGTCAGGTCGTCCTGAAGTTGCTGCTGGCGTGTCCTTCGTTACAGGGCTCGTTCAGACTGGCGTCATGGCCACCACAGCAGTCAACGCAATCCGCATTCAGGATTCATAATGGATCGACAAACCTGAAAGGAGGTGAGACATGGCAGAGTCCATCGGAGGAAGGCTGAAGCACGCCTGGGACGTATTCCGTGGTCAAGAGAGTTTCACAGCATCACGTGACTACGGTCCATCGACTAGCCGACGTCCGGACAGGCCGTACAGGACTATGGCCAACGAGAAGTCGATCATCTCTTCTATCTATACTCGTCTTAGCGTCGACGCGTCATCAATCGATATTCGTCACGTGCGAGTTGATGAGAATGGTCAGTATCTGGACACGATTCCAAGTGGACTGAATGACTGTCTTCAAGTCGAGGCTAACATCGACCAAGCGTCAGCTCACTTTGTTCGAGATGTAGTCAGCTCAATGCTAAGCGTTGGCTGTATCGCAGTCGTGGCAGTAGATACAACTGTCAATCCTGTGACCACTGGTGGCTACGATGTCCGCTCCTTGCGAGTTGGTCGAATCGTTCAGTGGTACCCGCGTCACGTGCGAGTGGATCTCTACAATGAGAAGACAGGTCTTCGCCAGGAGGTAACTCTCTTGAAGCGGAACGTCGCTATCATAGAGAATCCCTTCTACGATGTGATGAATGAGTCCAACTCGACTCTTCAACGACTACTTAGGAAGCTTAGTCTTCTGGACGTAGTCGATGAGAAGCAGAGTATGGGTAAACTCGACCTGATCCTTCAGCTACCCTACGTTGTCAAGTCTGCTGCTCGCAAAGAGCAGGCTAGGGAACGCCGACAGGCACTCATGGATCAGATGGAGGGTTCGACGCTCGGCATTGGCTACGTCGATGCTACCGAGAAGATCACACAGCTCAACCGACCGGTTGAAAGCAACCTGCTGACGCAGATCCAGTACTTGCAAGAGCTTCTGTTCTCGCAGCTGGGTCTCACGCAGGAGATCCTGAACGGTAGTGCTGATGAAGAGACGATGTTGAACTACTATGGTCGCACGATCGAACCGCTTCTTACGGCGGTCACGCAGGCCATGAAGCGAACTTTCATCACGAAGACTGCGCGCACGCAGGGACAGTCGATCGAATTCTATCGTGATCCGTTCAAGCTTGTTCCAGTGTCTGAGGTCGCTGAGATCGCAGATAAGTTCACGCGTAACGAGATCATGTCGCCCAACGAGGTTCGCGGTGCTGTAGGCATGAAGCCAAGGCCTGAGGCTTCAGCGAACGAACTCGCCAACAGGAACATGCCTCAGTCGGGTAGCGACTCACCCACAGGAGGGGCTGAGGGGCAAGGACCAGAAGACAGCGTTCTCGCTGATCTGGAAGCACAAATTGATAGTATCCTGGCTAACCCAGGGGGTGACGTGCAAGATGACAACAGTAGTTGACAACTTTCTTGCGCACTACGCCTCTGAGTACTACGATCCAGTCAAGGCTAAGGCCTACTACGAGCGCACCAAGAAGCTCAAAGGTAGGAAGAAGGCGAATGCCCTTACTAGTAAGGCGCAATCAGATGCCTGGGCCGTAACGAAGGATTCTATCAGCACTGCTCGAACCAATGACCTGAACAAGGCGTCAGAGGAAACCCAGCAGGCACTCGACACAGCCCGAGCGAACGCGGAGGCAGCGTCAGAGAGAATCCAGGCGAAACTGACGGACTTCCTTCAACAGGTGATGTCCGACACTCCGATCCCGGGGAATGCCAGTCCGCGACTACGAGCCTTCCTACAGGCCCAGCGGACCAGACGTGCCCAAGGAGCCGTCAAGGAGGCGAATGCCGATCTCCAGAAGGTAGGCAGCCAACTCAAGGCGGCGATTGCCACAGCAAGACAGTCCTATGCGACTAACAAGCAGGCAATCAAGGACAAGTATGACCAAGCCACTGAGACGGAGTATGAGAACATTCGTACAAAGATCCCAGGGGCATCGGCCGCAAAGTCTAAGACCACTCCAAAGAAGAAGACCTCGTCTAAGGAACGGACTACCACTAGGAAGACAGTTCTCAGACCAAAGCGAAAGCCAAAAATTAAGGCTCAGACATCGGCTCCTCCTCCAAAGAAGCCAGTGGCTAAGTCTTCTCAAAGAGGTTCATCTTCCAAGAGAGCGGTTTAGAAAGGATACTTCAAAATGGGAGCAGACTTTTCAGGTTGGGCTACCAAAGCGGGATTGAAGTGCTCCGACGGTCGGACAATCATGCCGGATGCGTTCTCGCATCAGGACAAGATGAAGGTTCCGCTCGTTTGGCAACATCAGCACAACGATCCAATCCAGATTCTCGGGCACGCAGTACTCGAGAAGAGGAAGGATGGTGTTTACACCTACGGGTTCTTCAACGACACCCCTTCCGGACAACAGGCCAAAGCGCTCGTCGAGCACGGCGACGTTGAGGCCCTCTCCATCTATGCAAACAAGCTCGTAGAGAAGAACAAGCTAGTCCACAATGGAAGCATTAAGGAAGTTAGCATCGTTCTTTCGGGGGCCAACCCCGGAGCATTCATCGATAACGTGTACATGCAGCACGGCGATGACTACGAGGTTGTTGAGGGTGAGGCTATCATCTACACCGGCCTCAGTCTTGAGCATGAAGATCAGTCAACCGACGGGTCGCAAGACAACCAAGGAGGAACAATGGCCGACGGAGACGGCGAGAAGACCATCAAGGAAGTCTACGACTCCTTCGATGAAGAGCAGAAGGCCGTCGTTCACTATCTGATCGGAGAGGCCCTTAGCCAGTCCGACGAGGACGGTGACGACAACATCAAGCACGGCGACGACGATGAGGACGACGGTGACGACGACTCTGACGACGGCGACGAGAACGAGGATGACTCGTTGAACCACAACCAGGAAGGAACTCAAATGGGCGGAAACGTCTTTGACCAGTCCCAGCAGAGCGGTGATGAGGGCGCGACCCTTACTCACGCACAGCTCGAAACCATCATGACCGACGCCAAGCTCATGGGCTCTTACAAGAAGGCCTTCCTGATGCACGCCGGTGAGTATGGTATCACCAACATCGATCTCCTCTTCCCCGACGCCAAGTCGATTCAGGACTCCCCCGAGTTCGTCAAGCGTCGCACTGAGTGGGTCGACATCATTCTAGGCGGCACCAAGCACGTTCCGTGGTCTCGCATTCGGTCGATGTTCGCGGACATCACCGAGGACGACGCGCGCGCGAAGGGTTACATCAAGGGCAACATGAAGAAGGAGGAGTTCTTCTCCCTCTCCAAGCGCACCACGACGCCCCAGACCGTCTACAAGAAGCAGAAGCTCGACCGCGATGACATCATCGACATCACGGACCTCGACGTTGTTGCCTGGCTCAAGGCTGAGATGCGTCTCATGCTTGAGGAGGAAATCGCACGCGCGATCCTCATTGGTGACGGCCGTGAGGTGGACGACGACAACAAGATCAAGGACCCTGCCAGCAACGCTGACGGTTCGGGTATCCGCTCGATCGCCCATGATCACGAGTTCTATGCGGTTCCCGTCACGATCCCGACGAACGCCAGCCCTGCTGACGCAACCGAGGCGATCATCCGCTCGATGGACGAGTACCACGGCTCTGGCGCCCCGACGGCGTTCATGGCTCGCTCGTTCCTCACCGACCTGCTTCTCCAGAAGGACAAGATGGGTCGTCGTCTGTACCGCAACCGCGAGGAGCTGGCTTCCGAGCTCGGCGTCGCGCGAGTTGTTGACGTTGAAATCCTGAACGAGGAGCTGACGGTCCTTGCGATCATCCTCAACCTCCAGGACTACAGCGTTGGTACCGACCGCGGTGGCGAGACCACGTTCTTCGACGACTTCGACATCGACTACAACCAGTACAAGTACCTCTACGAGACCCGCCTCTCAGGTGGACTCACGAAGTGGAAGGCTGCGATTGTGGTCAAGCGTACCGCCGGTACCCTGGCAACGCCCACGGTTCCGTCGTTCAACGCTGGCACCGGAGTCGTCACGATCCCGACCGTTACCGGCGTGGTCTACAAGAACCAGGAGACGGGCGTAACCCTGTCCGCTGGCGCTCAGGCCGCAATCGACAAGGACGAGGAGCTCTCGGTCGTCGCGGTGCCCGCATCGGGCTACTACTTCCCGTACAACTTCGACGCTGACTGGACCTTCATCGGTACCACTGAGCTCGACTAGTCGGTGGTAGTATGGCAAACAAGTTCTACGGCGAAGTCGGCTATGCCCAAAACCAGGAGGTCCCTCCGGACTCTGGCATCTATGTAGATGTGATCACCGAGCGTAAGTACTATGGTGATATTCTACAGATGAATAGGAAACTGGCCGAGGGAGACAAGATTAATGAGGACATAACCCTCACTAATTCGATCTCCATCGTCGCTGACGCATTCGCAAATGAAAACTTCTTTGCCATTCGCTACATCAAGGTGGCGGGGGTTCTATGGGTTGTCAACACTGTTGAGATCAAGAGCCCCCGCCTCATCTTGAGGATGGGAGGGAAGTACGATGGGCCGACGCCAGCAGCTCCACCAGATCCTGAAGGGGATTGAGGGGCCTAAGAAGGTATATTTCCAGGCGACTAACAATACTCAAATGGAATATCCTTGCATCGTATACGAAAAGTCCTTCGTTGAAACACAACACGCAGATAACAAACCGTATCGTAAGACTCGTCGCTATCAGGTAACGGTCATTGATCAAGATCCTGATAGCACAATTCCAGATGCGGTTGAAGAGCTGCCTATGTGTTCCTTCGATCGACACTTCGTATCTGCGAACCTCCACCACGACGTCTATCAACTCTACTTTTAGGAGAGAAATCAATGAGCAAGATTCTTTGGGACCAGCTCGAGGACCGGAAGTACGAAACGGGCGTAGACCACGGCGTTCTGTACAAGCAGGACGATGCTGGTGCCTATGACATCGGTGTTGCCTGGAACGGACTTGTGTCTGTCACTGAGAGCCCTGAGGGCGCTGAGGCGACTGCACAGTACGCAGACAACATGAAGTACCTCAACCTCATCTCTGCTGAGGACTACAAGGCTACGGTGGAGGCATTCACCTATCCTGATGAGTTCGAGGAGTGCAACGGTGTTGCGTCTCCTGTTCCCGGCGTTCACGTCGGTCAGCAGAATCGTCGGGGCTTCGGTCTCGTTTGGCGGACGAAGGTGGGCAACGCGGTCAATCCTGACCTCGGCTACAAGATCCACATCGTCTGGGGAGCCACCGCGGCGCCCTCTGAGAAGGCCTACGAGACGGTCAACGACTCGCCTGAGGCAATGACGCTGAGCTGGGAGCTGTCGACCACACCGGTCGCCATCGACCTCGAAGGCTTCCGCCCCACGGCATCGATCACCATCGACTCCACGACGGTCGACCCGATCGCCCTCGCGGCACTCGAGACCGAGCTGTTCGGATCCGCGGGTACCGACCCGCATCTGCCCAGCCCGACCGAGGTCGTTGGGTTCTTCAGCGCTGGCACCCTCACCGGTGTCTCGCCTGTTGCCCCGACGCAGGACGAGGACGATATCACGATCCCGACCGTCACCGGCGTGGTCTACAAGATCGCTGGAGAGACGGTTACCGGAGTAGTCACCATCACCGACAACACCATTGTGAAGGCTGTGCCGGCTTCCGGCTACTACTTCACGACGCCGTTCGTCGACGACTGGCTGTTCACGGTCTAAAGATAGGAAGGAGGCCAGGGAATGCTCCACATCGATGTGTTCTCACCAGACAAATTCAATAACTCTACTCAAGAGTTTATAAGTGACAAGCTGGGAACTCTGGTGCTGGAGCATTCTCTGGTCTCTCTATCAAAATGGGAGCAAATCTTTGAGAAGCCGTTCATCAATAATGAGCGTAAGACTGACAAAGAGACTCTCGAGTACATCAAATGCATGAATGTAGGCACTGATACTCCTCCGGAGGTCTTTGAGAATCTCTCTCAGAGTAACATCAATGACATTCAGAACTACATCAATGCGAAGATGACAGCTACTTGGTTCACAGAGGAGCAAGGTCATCAACAATCAAGGGAAATCATCACTGCTGAGCTCATCTATTACTGGATGATCTCTCTAGGTATCCCTTTTGAGTGTCAGGAATGGCATCTTAACCGTCTTCTAACTCTTATACAGGTTTGCAACCGCAAGAATGCACCTAAGAAGAAGATGAGCCACGCTGAAGCTGCCGCCAAGATGTCTGAGATGAACAGACTGCGCAGAGAACAGCTGAAAACCAATGGATAGAAAGGAGGACTGATGTCTAAGCTTGTTTGGGGCCTACTCGAAGAGCGTTTCTTTGAAACCGGTGTCGATCGTGGTGTTCTCTATGTCGGAGATGAAATTGGTGTGCCCTGGAACGGTCTAGTTTCAGTCAAGGAGTCCCCAACCGGTGGCGATCCTCAGCCTTTCTATCTCGATGGTGTCAAATACCTCAATCTTTCGGAGTCTGAGGAGTTCGAGGCCTCTATACAGGCCTTTGGATACCCGGCTTCCTTCGCTCAGTGCCTTGGAGACCTCCCCATTCACAACGGGCTGTTCATAACCCAGCAACCTAAGAAGACTTTCAACTTCACATACAGGTCACGACTGGGTAACGCAATCCTAGGAGCTGATTACTCCTACAAAATCCATATGGTGTGGAATGCACTGGCAGGCCCAGCGGATAAGGAGAACAATACAATTGCAGACTCTCCGAATCCTTTTGTTTTCAACTGGCCAGTCTCTACACTTGCTCCGCTTACACCGGGGTACCACCCTAGCGCCCATATGGTGGTTGACGCGTCACTGACCCCAAGCGATATTCTGGAAGAACTCGAGAATTTGCTCTATGGTTCGGATGAAGGCGATGCCCACTTCCCTACTCAGAGTGAATTGATCGAGTTGTTCTCATGAGTAGACTAGTTTGGGGAGAGCTCAAAGAGCGAAAGACACTACAGGGCGCCGATAGAGGAGTATTTTACCCAAAAAATGGCCTAGGAGTCGCTTGGAATGGTCTTTTGGCTGTAAAAGAGGGGTCAGATGACGCTGTTCGCGTAGAGACCCATCTAGATGGCGTTAAGATGACAAATCAAGAGACTACTGGGGCCTTTTCTGCGGTTGTTAAATGCTTCACTTATCCAGAGGGTCTAGATAAGGGCTCACAGTTTGATTTTTCCTACCGTACTTTTTATGGTGGGAAGCCTCAGATACATCTCGTTTACAACGCGAGAGCAGTTCCTTCTGAAAAGAGTTATCCCTCCATCAATGATTCGCCACAACCAATAGATTTCGAGTTTAACGTCTCAACGAAGCCTCTCATATTTCAAGATAAGTACCGTTTGTCTCATTTGATTGTTGATGCAAACATATCTTATGAGTGGGTGGTTAAAGGTGTTGAGGATATTCTTTATGGAGAAGAAGGCGATCCTAGGATGCCAACTCCAGAAGAGGTATTTGAGATCTACCAAGAAGGCGCCATACTCAAAGTTCATAATAATGGTGATGGGACGTATACCATAACAGGTCCGGAGTCAGCTGTTAAATGGCTAGATGATGATACAGTTCAACTTAAGTGGCCTTCGGTGATCTGGTTGAATGAGGAGACATTCCAAATTAGTTCGCTTTAGAAAGGAGGCGACATGCCAGAAGATGGCGTTGCTATCGTATTCGGCAAAGAACGAATGGAAGCAATTGAAGCCGCCTCCATTATCGATGGTTTGGTAAACGTCGACGGCGATCTGATGCTTAAGAATTTTGGTGGGGATTGGATCAATGCCGGGCATGTAGTCGGTCCTCAAGGTGATGATGGCGACCAAAACGTTGTTGTAGATGATACTAGAGTTGAAGCAGATACTCCAGATCTATTTACAGAAACAATAACGGTTACCGGAACGGCTTCTACCGTTGGCACTTGGTTTGCTGCACCAGCAACTGTAACCACAGTAAGAGGTAGTACAGGCGATAGGGTTGTACAAACACTGGTTGTTAAAAACACAGGTGTTGTTTGGGTTAGAACCTCAATGTCACCTACTACTTGGGCAGCTTGGGTTCAGTATCCAACTAAAACTTATGTGGATGCTCTAGGTGTCTCAGCAGCAACGGCTAATACAATCATGCGTCGTGATGGTAGTGGTAAAGCTCAAGTGGCTACTCCTACAGCGGCAGCTGATATTGTACGAAAAGACTATGCTGATGGTTTGATCACACCAACCTCGATACCGGGTAGTGCGAATCTTAATAGCTACACAGCGAATGGTGTATACTATCAGACAAGTAACGCTAATGCTGCTTCTGGATCTAACTATCCAGTAGCTCTTGCCGGATTGTTGGAAGTGTCTACCCCTTCGTCGGGATATGTACATCAGCGCTACACAGTGTATCGTGATGGTACTTTAGCAAACCAAAGAACATGGACTCGTAGATTTTACAGTTCAGTATGGTCTGACTGGACATCCCCCGATGGTGATAGTGGACTCGTTACTAGCGGTATTGCTACGGCATCAACAGGTTGGACTGTAGATAGTCAGCAGGCTAGAAAGTTTGGCCCATTCATCTGGCTGTATCTAGCTATAACTCGTACAGGTGCTGCTATATCTGTCGGGGGTACAGGAAACATAACCAATGTCAACATATGCACATTGGGAACGGCTTGGAGACCAATGGCCGCCGGCAATGCTTTGAGTCTTACATCAGCATCAACTGGTAGAGCAGCAATGTTTGCTCTTACAAGTGCTGGCGTAGTATCTATAGCAGCAGTTGGAGGAACCTCTGACTGTGCTAGTGGTGAACAATGGTCACTTAGTGGAATGTACATGGCCGATACATAAAGAAAGGGAGTCTAATGATTACATTCACATCAAAGGGCTCCTGGAAGGACACCGACAAATTCCTAGCAGCGATGGTCCAGGATGACTATATTACGTCACAACTAGATGCTGCTGGACGTGCTGGTGTCCAAGCGTTGGCCTCGGCCACCCCCTCCGAAACGGGTCTAGCGGCCCATTCGTGGAGCTACGAGATAATCAAGGGGAAGTCCTCGTGGTCCGTCGTGTGGAGAAACTCCGACACGGCCGAGGGGGTGCCGGTGGTCATCCTTCTGCAATACGGTCACGCGACTGGCACAGGAGGTTACGTGCAGGGTAGAGACTTCATCAATCCTGCCATCCGTCCTATATTTGATCAAATTTCTGACAGCGTCTGGAAGGCGGTGACATCGGCATGAGCGGTAAAGTAGACGAGCGCGTAGTTGGAATGACCTTCGACAACGGCAACTTCAAGAAGAATGCCGGCGACACCATCTCTATGTTGGACAAGCTCAAGTCCTCTCTCAACATGGACGGCGCGAAGAAGGGTCTTTCGGACCTTTCGGATGCTGGAAAGCGCTTCTCCTTGCAGGGAATTGCTGAGGGCGTCGATGGCATCGCTTCGAAGTTCACGGCGTTGAGTATCATCGGAATCACTGCGCTGGCAAACATCGCGAGTAAAGCGGTCGACGTCGGCATACAGTTGGTTAAATCGCTTACGATCGATCCAATTTCCGCTGGTCTCCAGGAGTACGAGACTGGGCTGACAGCCATTCAAACCATCTTGGCAAACACCAAGAGCAAGGGCGAAGGGCTCGAGTCCATCGGCGCTGCATTGCAGACGTTGAACGACTACTCAGACAAGACCATTTACAACTTCGGCCAGATGACCGACGGTGTGAAGACGCTTACCACGTCCGGTCTCGAGTTGCAGCCGGCCGTTGACACGGTGAAGGGCTTCGCGAACGCGGCTGCTCTCGCTGGTGTTGGCGCAAACGAGATGGCTAGCGCCCTTAAGTATGGTCTGAACCAGGCCATGACCAAGGGTAAGATGATGACGCAGGACTGGATGTCTCTCGAGACGTCTGGTATCGCGGGTGAAGGCTTTAGGAACGCCATCATGGAGACCGCGCGCGTACAAGGTGTAAACGTTGACAAGATCATCAAGAAGAATGGCTCATTCCGCGACTCCCTGAAGGATGGCTGGCTCACGTCAGAGATCCTCAGTGAGACCCTCCGAAAGTACACCGGCGAGCTCTCGGACGCGCAGTTGAAGTCCATGGGCTACTCGAAGGACCAGATCAAGGCGATCCAAGAAACTGCCGCCGCTGCTGTCGCTGCCGCACAGGATGTTAAGACGGGCACTCAGCTCATCGACACCCTCAAGGAAAGCGTCGGCTCTGGCTGGGCTAAGACTTGGCAGATCGTCTTCGGCGATTTGGAAGATGCTAAGAAGTTGTGGACGGGATTGAACAATGTGATCTCTCCCTTCATCAGCACCCTCTCTGACGCCCGAAACATGTCCCTCACAAAGATCTTCGGGAAGTGGCGAGAGCTCGGCGGCGTTGATTCGCTGCTAAGGGGTATCTCAAACACGTTCGAGGTGATTGCTAGGGTGCTTCGACCCATCAAGGATGCCTTCTCGGAGGTCTTCCCACCGATGACTGGTGAGCGTCTCTTCGCTCTGACTGAGAGTTTTGCAAACTTCACCGAGAAGCTCAAAATGGGAGAGGAAACTGCGGACAACCTGAAGCGCACCTTCAAGGGAGTCTTCGCTTTCTTTAGCATCATCGGTCAAGTAGTCAAGGGTCTCCTCGGAGTCTTCAGCGGATTGTTCTCGCAGGTCGGAGATGCCGCCGGGGGAGTCCTCAGTTTCACGGCTAAGATCGGTGACTGGCTTGTTAGCGTCAACGAGGCTCTCAAGAAGGGTACGGCGCTTAAGACTTTCTTCTCCAACCTTGCCGCGGTCATCCAATGGCCCATCGACAAGCTCAAGGAAGCGGTCCAGTGGTTTAAGAACCTCTTCAATGGCGACATCGACACGTCCGGTTTCGCTGCGGTGTTCCAGCTCATTGGAGACCGTCTTGCTCCCGTCGTGGATCTGTTCAAGAAGGGCGCTTCGGCGATCAAGAACTTCTTCTCTGGAGACGGCACAATTGCCTCCGGGGAGAACCCGATCGTTAAGTTCATAAACAACCTTAGCGAGACGCTCTTCGACGCTGTCCAGTCCATGGATTACAGCAGCATCTTCGACGCTCTGAGCGCCGGCCTAATCGTCGGTCTTATCGTCATGATAAAGAAGTTCCTCAAGGGCAACCCGATCACGAAGCTTGTTGACGGTCTCGTTGGCGGATTCAAGGGCGGCATTGACCGCGTTGCTGGTTCGGTGGCAAACATCTTTGACACGATGACGTCCACTCTCAAAACCATGCAGCAGCAGATCAAGGCTAAGACTCTCCTCATGATCGCAGGGGCAGTTCTGATGCTTGCTGCCTCGGCAGTTGCCCTGTCTATGGTCGACTCCAAGAAGCTTGCGGTCGCCATGGGCGCTCTGACAGGCATGTTTGCTCAACTGGTAGTCTCGCTCAAGCTCCTCGAGAGCAGCGTGGCGACCAAGGGTATGGCTAAGCTTCCCGTTATTGCGACGGGTCTTATTCTGCTCGCTGTTGCGGTAAATATCCTCACGATCGCAGTTACACGCCTGGCGAAGCTCGACTGGGAGGGGCTTGGTAAGGGACTTGCAGGTGTCGGAGCACTGCTCGGCATGATTATTGGTCTCACGTATGCGCTTCCTAAGGACGGCGGGCCAAGAATGGCTGCGCTAGGCTTTGGGTTGATCATATTGTCCACTGGTCTGCGCATCATGACTACTTCCGTGATTGCCTTGTCTACTTTGGACTGGGTTGGTCTCGCTAAGGGTCTTCTCGGCGTAGCCGCCCTTCTGGGTATGGTTATCGGTTTGACATATGCGATGCCTGCATCTGGCGGAGCTAAGCTGATCCTGATAGGTGCAGGATTGGTTATATTGTCGCTTGCACTGAAGATGATGGCGGGTGTAGTTACAACCTTCGCCGGATTTGATGTGGCTACGTTCGGTATGGGTATCGGCATGATCACAGCACTTCTTGGGATCATTGCTATATTTAGCCGAATTACGGGCAACGGAGCAAATCTCCTTGCGTCTGCGGTGGGACTCGTAGTTCTCGCCCAGGGTATGAAGATGCTAAGCGATGTAGTCACGGTCTTTGCTGCACTTTCTTGGGAGCAGCTGGGTAAGGGTATGGCGGGTCTCGCCGGTGCGCTTCTCATTATCGCCGGGGCTATGCATCTCATGCCCAAGAATATGTTGGTATCTGCGGCCAGCCTGGTTGTTGTCGGCTATGCGCTTGGCTTGATTTCTAAGGCTATGTCTGCCTTTGGCGGCATGGATTGGACGTCAGTCGGTAAGAGTATGGTTATGCTTGCTGGTTCTCTGGCGATCATTGCCGGCGCCATGTATTTGATGAGTGGAGCTCTGCCTGGCGCAGCGGCTCTCATCATCGTTGCAGGAGCGCTCATGCTCATGGTTCCCGTGCTTCAGGCTCTGGGGGCTATGCAGTGGGAAGAGATCGGAAAGGGTCTTGTGGCTCTGGCGGGAGTATTCTTGGTACTCGGTGTGGCAGCTCTCGTTCTGACCCCTGTGGTACCGATTATCCTCGCTCTGGGTATCGCTATCGGTCTACTTGGCATTGGCCTTATGGCCATCGGAGCCGCTGTGCTTCTATTTGCCATGGGTATGACCGCTCTTGCCGCCCTTGGAGCCGTTGGAGCAGCAGCTCTTACTCTGGTAATCACAGCTATATTGTCACTGATCCCTCTAGCCTTGCAGAAGCTTGGTGAGGGCATTGTGGCCTTTGCTAAGGTGATTGGTGAGTCTGGACCGGTGTTTGTCGAAGCGATGACTACTCTGATCATGTCAATCCTGACTACGATTCAGAATGTCGCACCTGAGATCCAGAGAACCTTCCTGATGCTCATCGCTAGATTGCTTCAGACGATTGTTGTAGCGGTACCTATGTTTGTAGTCGCAGCTATCAAGTTGATGACTGGCATCCTAGAGGGTATTGCTAAGAACATCGGTAAGGTGATCGATGCTGGTGCTGATCTGATTGTTCAGTTCCTTAAGGGTATCGGACGTAATATTCCGAAGGTCCTAACGGCAGCCGCTGACCTGATCATCGACTTCTTGAACGGCATCGCTGATACGATCGATAAGAAGTCTGGTGAAATTCAGGATGCTGGTCTGAACATCGCTAAGGCGATCATCAAGGGAATGACTAGCGGTCTCACTAAGGGTATATCTGCGGTCACGGATGCGGCTAAGAATGTGGCTAAGGGCGCACTCAATGGCGCTAAGAAGCTGTTGGGCATTAACTCCCCATCTAAGGAGTTCGACTGGATCGGTGAGATGTCTGTGGATGGCTTCATCAACCCGTTCATGACCTCTACAAAGAAGGTTATGGATGCCACTGGTGTCATGGGTAATGCGGCTTTGGACGGTTTGAAGGACTCGATGGCTGGGATCTCCGATGTGGTTGACACCAACATGGAGCTTAACCCGGTCATTGCTCCTGTGCTGGATCTGACAGCAATCAAGAAGGGTGCTGGCGAGATTGATACTCTTGTCACTCCGTCCTCGATTGATGTCAATGGTACATATTCCAGGGCTACAGCCGCCTCTACGGCCTACCAGTCGAACAAGGATCTGGCAGCAACGATGGACTCCACGACAGAGGCTCCGTCTACCAATGTTCTGTTCAACCAGACCATTAACTCGCCGAAGGATCCGAACCCGGCCGAGATCTACCGTCAATCTAAGAACCTAATATCTGCCGCGAAGGGAGCTCTGGAGAAGAAAAATGCTTGATCAATTGACAGTCGTTAATGCTCAAGGCGACACTCTGGAGCTCCCTTTGTGGGATACGGATAGCGGGTATACGGTGAAGGAGATCACGGGTCTGGACCCGGTCAAGGCGACTATCGTGACTAGCAACTTCGCTCAGATCGATGGAGATCAGTACCAGAACTCGCATCGAGAGAAGCGTAACCCGGTCATTAAACTGGGGTTGAGCAAGGATCATCCAACAAGGGATGTGCGTGACTTGAGGAAGCAGCTTTACAACTTCTTCATGCCAAAGCGTCCTGTCAGTATGATATTTGGCGATTCGTCAGGTATCAACTATTTGATCACTGGTCGGATTGAGTCGTTTGAGTCTCCTTTATTCACGAAGGACCCTGAGGCGACTATATCGGTGCTGTGTTTTGACCCTGACTTCTACCTTCCTGACGAAACTGTGGTGAGTGGTAGCACGGTTTCTACAGCAACAGAGATGACCATCAACTATGAAGGTGATATCGAGACAGGAGTAGAGTTTCAGCTTAATCTTAACCGTACGTGCGATGGGGTAACACTCTATCAGACGGCGGGTAATAATTATATTCGTACGATCGAGATCACCTACGATTTTCTCTCCGGAGACGTTCTGAAAGTTAACACAGTATCTGGACAGAAGAAGATCACGGTTAGTCGAGCTGGCACTGAGTACTCTATCTTGTACGCACGATCTACGTCCTCTTCGTGGATCACTCTACAACCAGGGGAGAATGGATTTCGTGCGTATGCGGAGGGGGCAGCAATCCCTTACACCGTGTCGTATAAGACCAAATTTGGAGGTCTGTAATGGAACTCCTTCTCTTGGATGATGCTCTACGCTCTGTAGAGGTGATTGACAACTTCGAGTCCCTTATTTGGACTGAGCGGTTCAATGAGAATGGTGACTTTGAGATGCTCATTGTCTCAACTAACCAAACTCGCAGTTGGTTGGTCGAAGGGGTCAAGTGCACCGTTGCTGGCTCATATTATGTCATGACTATCGAGACTGTGGAGAAGACCGTAGACTCTGATGGCCGATCGATGCTCAAGGTGAGTGGATATTCTCTTGAGGCGATGTTGAAGGATCGCGTAGCGAAACACACACTAAGTAATCTTACAACTGAGCCTTACTGGGTGATCTCTGATACGCCTGGTGGCATCATGAAGACTATATTTAACGCTATTTGTATTGACGGTGATCTTGATAGCGGGGACATAATCCCCTATATTCAAGAGGGTGAGCTGTTGGTCACACCAGGCTCCTGGTATTCTCTTCCTGACGATCTCTATTGGGATGATGCTGTTGGCATCTGGGAGGATGGTTACGCAGGATACACGCCTGGTGGTAGCGGAGATACTGGTGATGAGATTACGGTGAGCTTGAAGCCTGGTTCCGTGTATGACGCATTTCGTTCGATTTGCCAAGTATATGGGATTGGGTTCAGGCTTATTCGTAATGGAGAAGAATCTGAGCTATATTTCGAGGTCTACGAGGGCTTCGATCGCACAATTGGCCAGGACGATCTTCCACCGGTGGTCTTCAGCATTGACATGGACAATCTCTCGGATAGCTCCGAATTCAACTCGTTGTCAGGTAGTAAGAACGTAGCTTACGTCTTTTCTACGAACGGGTATGCTGTGGTATACGCACCTGGTGTGGACCCAGCAGTTGCAGGCTTCCAACGTCGAGTGCTAATGGTAGATGCTAGTGATGTAGATATGGCTGCGGGGGCTCCCCTCACAGATCTGCTCAACCAGCGTGGACTAGCAGCACTAGGCGAGAACAAGCAAGTTGCAGCGTTTGATGGTGAGATCAGCAAGTTCGGACCATATCGGTACGGAATTGACTATTTCTTGGGTGACGTGATCACCGTTGAGAACTCGGATGGTGTAAACACTAAGATGCGCGTCACAGAGCAGATCTTGGTGCATGACACACAAGGAGAACGATCTTACCCCACACTTGTACAGGACGTGACTGTCGATCCTGGCTCCTGGTATTCGCTACCTTCATATTTGGAGTGGCCGGACGCAGTTGGAGTCTGGGGAGATGCTCACTACGACCCATAGGAGATGAATTATGGCTATCGGTGACGATGCAACCGCTGCTGGTTATCCACTAGTTCCGAATACGGGGTCGGGTGCAGAGGTTAAGTACGGGGGTCGAGAGATCAACCGCACAAGAGATTTCGTGGCTCAGGTGAAGGCTCTTATTCCAACGAGTAAGGCCCTTTACCGAGCTGCGTCAGGCATATCCTCAGGCACATCGACTCCTTCTGACGCGTCAGGGGCTGACGGCGACATATATCTAAAGACTCTGTAGGTGACTCATGACAGACTATGAGAAGGCTACAGGCTCTGGTGGTCGGATGGTCATCCGTGATGACGGGGATGACACTGTACAGTTCCTTATTCAAGCTGGCTTCTCGACCACCTTTAAAGCTGACATGCCGTTCAGCTGGACGGTCAACGGATCAAGCGGAAGCGACACAAAGGACTATCCAACGGGTGCTCCTTTGCTTCTACTCAAGACCTTCACAGTCACGACCTCCCAGACCGTTACATTCACTCTGGGTTCGACTGGCACGTCAGGTCTTGGTGGACCTACTACCTTCAGTAAGGCTATATCTAGGTCGACAGTACCAGGTAAACCTACCCTAGATGCGCCCGTGATGACTCACACGACAGCTGTTATCCGTTGGGCTGACGGCACTACAGGTGGGTCTGCGATCACATCAAGGCAGTATCAGATATCCACGAGTTCCAGCTTCACTGGTGCTACATGGGTAACTGGTGGTGTCCTTACAAGCGGTAAGTACCAAGTGACCATCAGCAACCTTATCCCAGGAACTACGTATTACTTCCGTGTACGCTCCGTCAACGCAGTAGGTAACGGCACAGCATCAGACTCTAAGACTGCTGCTACGTATGCCGGTGCTCGAGTGCGTGTAGGTGGTGTGTGGAAGAACGCTGTTCCTTACGTTAGAGTTGCTGGTGTATGGAAAGTCGCTGTTCCATACGTGAAGGTCGGAGGTACGTGGAAGGCGACAACCATATAATGAGCTTTTCTAGCGCTATGGTTGCTATTGTTATCGGTATGCTCTCATCTACTGGCCTCTGGTCATATTTGCAGCGACGCGCAGAGCGTAAGGCCGAGCAATTGAAGGAAGAGAGTGTCACTGAGAAGGCGACTACTCGACTTCTTCTAGGTATCGCTCATGATCGCATTATTTGGCTAGGAATGGCCTTCAAGGAACGTGGTTATATTACAAAGGATGAATACGAAGACTTTTTCTTCTATCTTTGTGATCCATATTCTACGTTCGGAGGCAATGGACTGGCTGAGAAGATTATAGACGATGTGAAGAAACTTCCTATCATTAACCATCCACAAAACTCCAAACCAAAACATAAGGAGGAACCTGATGAACGACGAGACCAATCCGTGGCACCTCACAGACAAGACGTATAACGTCCTTCGCTTGCTGGTGACCATTGTACTGCCGGCAATTGCTGCGCTGTACACGGGTCTTGCCGCTCTCTGGAACTGGGGTTATATTCCAGAGATCGTGGGAACTATCTCTCTGATCACTGTCTTCTTGGCGACCGTTCTCGGCATCAGCCGTGTTGGTTACAACAAGACACAAGGACCAGGCTCGCAGTAAAAACACACGCTATAGTGAGAACTCTTGAAAGGAGATATTCGTGTTAAAGAAGACACGCACCGAACCCACTGAGCTCGACAAGACCATTAAGAAGGTCCATGACGAGATCAATAAGGTTAGTGCTGATTCTGATGAGTTCGCTAAGATGTCTGCTCAGCTAGACCGTCTTTACAAGATGAAGACTTATAAGAAGGAATCATCTGTGAAGCCGGATACGCTGATCAACGCCGGAGTGAATCTCGCCGGGATCGTGCTGATCCTAGGTTTCGAAAAGGCCCATGTGCTCTCTTCGAAAGCTCTAGGGTTCGTGCGGAAGTCTCACTAACGTGTGAACTTCTACAACTGATCTAGACTGGCACCGTGTGTAAGGACGACAAATCCTGCATGCGGTGTCAGTCTTTTTCGGTTTATTTTTTTCACTTCCAAAAATTCCCGGGGGGAGATTTTCCACAAATCAAATCGCATTTTCTGCACGGCCTATAGTGAGAGACTACTCTCGCCTACGAAAGGATAAAATGATGTATGCAATGAAGCTCACGACTGAGCTCTATGAAATCGCACAGGTCCTTGACCCCTCCCTCGCTGAAGCTCCCGTCGAGCGCCTCGTGAACTCTCACCTGGTGATCGACAAGGAGAACAACGTGGTGATGGTGGTCAACTCCGAGCGGTTCACTGAGCTCTTCGAGATCCTCGCTGCCGACTTCGCCATTCCGGTCATGAAGGTAAAAAAAAAGTAGCCTTAAGTTGAAGCCCCCTAAAAAGGGCTTCTTCTTTTGCCTCGCAGAAATTACACACGCTATAATGACACCCCACACCAATTGAAAGGAAACTATGATGAAGGTTTACACCATTGGAAGCGATGAGCACCTCGCCCTCATCGGTCGACGCATTGTTGTGGTTGGAGTTGCCATTGTAGCCTACGCGGTTATCAAGGGCACTCTCAACCTCAAGAAGAACTCGACCGGTGCGGCGTAAACTCGCCCAATCAAGCCCAACAAGTTATCAATTGCAGTGCCGAGTTGGCCCCCTAAAAAGGGCCTTCTCTTTTTCTCTTGGAAGGAGTACAATGAAGCCTCTACGCATTGGTAAGCGCAACAAGCCAGTAGTTCTGCCCGATCTGAAAGCATATCCTGAAGGATCGGTGATCCACGTGATGGACGATGGTAGCGTTATTCCACAGATTTCTCTCGATGGGGGATCTTTTGATGAGACCGTTCAAAACATGGAGTCTGTTGAACCTGTCATCCTTGACGACCCGGTGAACCACCCATCCCATTACACCGATGGAAACATCGAAGTGTCGGACTTCATCGCCGACAAGAACTTCAACTTCTTCAGGGGCAACGCGATCAAGTATATTTCTCGTGCCGGCAAGAAGGATCCTCACAAGGAGCAAGAAGATCTCGAGAAGGCCATCTGGTACCTTCAGAGGGAGATCCATCGCATGGGGGGCTATGACGTTCGTCCGAACCCTCTGGAGAACGTCACCATCATGGTGCCCCACTGGGCCGACCAGCAGCATTTCCTCCAGCAGTTCGAAGATGCGTTCTTCACCGTCTGGCACGAGGGAATGGATGCACAGGCGCTCGCTGACAACATTTCCAAGGAGATGAAGAACGAGAGTCTCATGAAGCGAGAAGGATAACATGAAGGATATTTCAAGCCTTGTTAAGGGTGCTGGGAAGGTTCTCAAGGAGAACTCACCGGCTCTCTTGACGGCTGGAGCGATCACAGGTGTAGTTTCGACTGCATATTTGGTCGCTAAGGCAGCGTACGATGTAGGAAAAGATGTGAATGCCGGACATTATGAACCTCTTCTCGAAGGTGGGGAACCAGAGGTTTATGATGCCAAGGCGCTAGTTCAGACATACTGGACAGCCTTCATTCCTGCTGCAATCACGGGAGCGGCTACCATCGCTCTCATAGTAGGGTCGAACCGTGTAAGTACGCGACGGAATGCGGCTCTACTTACTGCCTTGTCTCTTACAGAGCGTGCCTTCGACGAATACAAATACAAGGTCGTTGAGCAGCTTGGTAAGGGCAAGGAGCAGAAGGTGCGTGCTTCAATCGCTCAGGACCACGTGGACGACAACCCCGCGTCGAACGCTCAGGTGATCATCACAGGGAACGGTGACGTTCTTATGTACGATGACTTCACTGGGCGATATTTCAACAGTGGTGTTGAGAAGATCCGCAAGGTTCAGAACGACCTCAATGCACGCCTCATGATCGAGGGGTGTGTCTCTGTGAACGAGTTCTACGAGGCTGTGGGGCTTCCTAGGCTTCGTCATGGAGACGATATTGGGTGGAATCTGTCTAACATGCTCAACGTCGAGTTCCATGGTGTTATATCTGAGGATGGACAACCATGTATCGCAGTTGAGTTCTTGAAGCAGCCTACCCAGCAGTACTGGAAGTACAGCTAAACTCGCATAAATTACACACACTATAGTGACAGAAGTCACTACTATAAAAGGAGAAATGATGGACACCACTGTCGACGTTACCCCCACCAAGAAGTTCGTTTCGATCAAGAACCCGGCCTTCCTGGCCAGCGTTGCCGCAGGAGCAATCCTCGGCGCCGTTGTCCTGAAGAAGCTCGGAGTCTTCGAAAAGGCTTCCGAGGTGGTTGAGACCGTCACCGAGTCCTAACCACTCAAGTACAACTTCCCCATAGAGTTGGCCCCCTAAAAAGGGCCTTCTCTTTTTCTTTAAGGAGTATTATGCTTAAGCTTCCGATCACTTACACCGATTTCAACGGTGTCGAGGTTACGGAGACGTTCTTCTTCAATCTCTCTACCGCTGAGGTGGCTGAGATGGAGCTCAAGATGGCCGGGGGTCTCACGGAGAACCTCCAGCGAATCGGTGAGAGTGGTGACCCTAACCTCATCGTGAACACCTTCAAGGAGATTCTTCTTTCCTCATTTGGTGTTCGCTCGGAGGATGGTCGTCTGTTCAGGAAGCGTCCGGAGTTCACGGCCGACTTTGTCGACAGCGGAGCCTACGAGGTTCTCTTCGTCAGGCTCATCACGGACTCTGAGTACGCCGCGGAATTCGTAAACGGCATCATGCCTAAGAGCGAGGACCCCAACGCTCAGCATCTGATCAAGGCTGCACAGGACCGTCGTAACGAAGATCGTGCGATCCCTCAGGCAATCGCTCAGCAGGATCCAGTGGTTACGGACGAGTCAAAGCCCGACCCTGTCGAGTACGACTACTTCCCGAGCTACGAGCAGTTGCACGAGCACCTCACTGGTCTCGACATCCAGCACAACTTCATAGACGGGCAGTTCTTCAAGAATCTCCCAAAGGAACAGCAGAGGGCGTTGATTGACGACCTCAAGGGGAAGGTTCCGAGGGGGTAAGAGGGTAGCTGAGGTACTCTCTTGCGAGAAAATGGGGAGTGTCCCCTCATGACATGACCAGAGGCTACTGGTAATCTTAAACGACCAAATTAGGCGCCCATATCTCGCAAGAATTACACGTCATATAATGACACCCCTCTATGAAAGGATTAATGATGGACAGCCTCGTACAGTTCAACCTCAACATGGAGCGCGAAGTTCAGACCAAGGATTTTGTCCTTGTTGGATGCGTTGCCGCAGCCGCCGCCGTTACAGTCGTAGCGAAGTTCGGTGCGGAGCAGCTCGTCGACAAGCTCAAGGCCCGCAAGGCTCTGAAGGCCGCCTCCTCTGAGATCACCCACGAGACAGACACCAAGCCTGCCAAGAAGTAAAAGATTGAAGCCCCCTAAAAAGGGCTTCTTCTTTTGTCTCATATTTAAGGAGATGTAATGAGTGATAAGCCCATGAATTATCAGGGCAACAGTCACAAAAGCAAAGAAGAGAAGGCCTCCAAACCGGAGGTCAGGCGTATTGTCGAGGGTGGCGTAGTCGAGCGCAAGAAGCCTCTTGGCCGTAAGTTCTCTGAAATGTTTATGGGTGACGACGCCCGAAGCGTGGGGAACTATCTTCTTCTCGACGTGGCCATCCCAGCCGCAAAGAGCTTGATCATGGATCTCATTAGCCAGGGAATTGAGCGTGCTCTGTACGGGGATTCGCGTCCTCGCAGCCGTGATCACCGACCTGGCTACACGAACTACAACAAAGTCTCGAAGAGGGATGAACGTAGAGAGATGAGCCGTCACGCTCGTGCTACTCACGACTTCCGCGAGATCGTTCTTGAAAGCCGTGGAGAGGCTGAGGAAGTTCTTGACACTCTCACGGAGCTCATCGACAAGTACGACGTTGCCACCGTTGCAGATCTCTATGAGATGGTCAACATATCTGGCAGCTTCCAAGACGACAAGTGGGGTTGGGTAAATATGCGAGGAGCCTCCGTACGACGTGTTCGTGACGGATATTTGCTTGATCTCCCCCGCCCTGTAGCGATCGACTAAGGAGAATAATGCTTTCCATTCCTGTTGAAGAGATGGCTGTGGGGGATTACAGCCCTGAGTACGGTCATATTTCGGCTATCGAGCCGACAGACAAAGGCTTTGACATCACGTTCGTCAACGGGAATGAAATCTTTATTCCTTTCGAGGGTGAGCTAGAGCTCGATCAAGGTGGTCGTTTCAACCATTAAGGAGTCAACATGCAGAACGAGATTACGCCTTCGGGTTTGATCCTGCCGCGGGATGATGACCCGCCATTTTTCAATGAGATGAGGATTCGTCACAACGATCGGATTATCTGGCGCTTGAGGCTCCAGGCATCCATCAGTCGAATCAAAAAGATATTCGGGCGGTGATCTCAATGGCCACCGTCTCAATTGCACAAATGCGTAGTACTGTATTGTATGCATATCCTGGAGCGGACTGGCCATACAAGGTCGAGAAGATGTCCGACAAGCAGGTAGCAGCGATATATTATCGTCTACTCGACAAAAATCGTAAGAAGGGTAACAATGAAAATCGACAGCATTAAGAAGGATTTGGTCTTCACGGCTTCTCGTGCCGGCCTCCTTCTCAAGAAGCACAGCCCTGAGATCCTCGTTACTGTAGGTATCGTCGGTGTTGTGACTTCTGCTGTGATGGCTAGCAAGGCAACTCTCAAGCTGGAAGCCGTCATGGATAAGCACCACAACAACATGGATGCTCTCAATGAGTACGTTGAGGACAACCAGATTGATGAGCCTGCTGCGGTTGCCCGAGCTAAGGGAGATGTGTACGTACGGACTGGCGTTGACCTCGTAAAGCTTTACGGTCCATCGGTTTCGATCGGTGTTGCCTCTCTGGCGTCTATTCTGTCTGCTCACGGCATCATGCGACAGCGCAACGCTGCTCTAGTGGCTGCTTACACCGTGCTTGAGAAGAGCTTCGCGGCATATCGTGCTCGAGTTGTCGAGGAATATGGCGAGGAGAAGGATCGGGACTACAAGTTCGGTCTGGTGACCAAGGAAGAGTTCGACAAGGATGGAAACTTCGTCAAGACGGAGACCAAGCTCCATGGCGACCCGAATGTCCACTCTGCCTACGCACGCTTCTTCGATGAGTTCAATGTGAACTGGGAGAAGCACGCTGAGAAGAATCTCTTCTTCCTCAAGCAGCAGCAGAACTACTGGAACGACAGGCTGAAGGCACGTGGCCACGTCTTCCTCAACGAAGTCTATGATTCGATCGGCATTGAGCATTCTCAGGCTGGATCCATCGTAGGCTGGATATTTGACCCAGACAACCCGAATGTTGACAACTTTATCGACTTCGGTATCTGGGATCTGCACAATGACCAAGCCCGCATGTTTGTCAACGGACTCGAGAGATCGATTCTCCTTGACTTCAACGTTGACGGGACCATTTGGGACAAGATCGGTGACTTCTACGACAAGAAGCGCTAACTAAGGAGTTCAGTATGGATGCAGCACCTCTTCCGGGATCCTGGATCAAGAAGGAAGAACAGAAGCCCGTAATCAAGCGTCCTTTTGTTAGGAAGCCGCATCTTACGGACAAGCCTTTCAAGAACGAGCAGATGAAGGCTCTCCAGAAGTCGATGGAGAATCTGAAGCCCAACAAAAGGAGAAAGTGATGAAGGCAGGAGTCGCTCTTGCTCTTGGCGCTATCGGTGGTCTGGCCATCGGAGGTGCCGCAGGATATTTCTTTGCACGACGTCAGCTTGAGGAGCAGTTCAGGCTGGAGCTCGACGAAGCAGTCGAGGAAGTCAAGGAGTACTACCGTGTTCTCCGCAAGGAAGACTATGAGACGCCGGCAGAAGCTGTCGAGAAGCTCGTAGATGACGAGAAGGTCGGTTCGAAGCTTGTCAAGGAGGCTAAGGCCCAGCAGGCTGAGATTCTCGAGCAGATGGCGTACGTGCCTCCGCCGGAGGACGCTCCCAAGGAGAACGTCTTCGAGGAGCGCAACAAGAGAAAGCCTGGCCTTCCATATTTGATCGATCAAGAAGAGTTCATGGACGAATACTCCAATGAAGAGGGTGAGGTCTACGACAAGATCTACCTTCACTGGTATGACGGAGATGGCGTTCTCTGTGACGACCAGGACCAGATCATTCCGCTCGCGGATGAGATCATTGGCCTCGACAACATGAACCGCTTCGGTGAGGGTGAGGATTCAATGATCCTCCATATTCGAAACGAGAAGCAGCGTGCCGACTACGAGGTGGAGAAGAACGACAGTACTTACTCCGAGGTCGTCATGGGTATTGTTGAGATCGACGAGCCCCCACGAAAGAAGAAGCCCAAGGAGGAGTGATTGAACGATTCCATAGAGGAGCGATATTTTGAATGGCTCTATAGTCAAATAGCGTCAGTCAAGAATCGCAACCCCGCAAGGTCATATTGGGAACTAGCAAAGGTAATGCATCACAAGGCCTTTGACTGGTTTGTTCCTAACGATGACAACCGTGCTGAGGATGGTAGGGAGCTCCGCTGGGAGTTTCTCAACGAAAACGGACTTGCTGGGGATGATCTGTGGATGGACCTCGATTGTTCATTTCTTGAGATGTTGATCGGACTGTCTCGCCGGGTGGCCTTTGAAAGCTACGGGTCGCCCGGTGAGTGGTTCCGACGGATTCTTGAGAATCTCGAGTTCATCGACTACACAGATCGCGGGTTTAATAGCATTAGCGCACTGGATGTCGACAGGACTCTTGAGCGTATCAATAACCGTACCTACGATCGAAATGGTCATGGGGGTATATTCCCTCTACACCACGCCGCGGAAGATCAAAGAAAAGTTGAAATCTGGTATCAGATGTCTGCATATTTGCTATCAAATGGGTATGTGGACAACTACATGTGAATTTCGGAAAGGAGGTTAAGTGGACTTCTACACAATCAAAGAGCGTGAAGCAGGTACAGCTAAGAAGCCGGTTCTTGAGGTATATCCGGATTTCAAGGTTGTAAGGTCGAAGGACCTCATGGTTCGAGGCAAGAGCTTCTACGCAATTTGGGACGAAGAGAAGGGGCTCTGGTCCACTGATGAGTATGATGTACAACGACTCGTCGATGCAGAGCTTGAAAAGCACAAGGTGCAAACCGAAGGCCTCTTTGAGATTCACCGCAAGTACTTGAACAACTTCAGCTCTAACAGCTGGCTCCAGTTCAGGAACTATGTAGGACATCTCTCTGATTCTTCTCGACAGCTAGATGAACGCTTGACCTTCGCTAATTCAGAGGTGAGGAAGGAGGACTATGTCAGCAGGCGATTGCCATATTCGCTACTGGTGGGAGATATCACCGCCTACGACGAGCTTATGGCTGTCTTGTACGACCCACCAGAAAGAGCTAAGCTTGAGTGGGCAATCGGAGCCATTATTTCAGGAGATTCTAGACATATTCAGAAATTCCTCGTTCTATACGGCTCCGCAGGAACTGGTAAGTCTACGTTCCTCAATATTGTGCAGCGGCTATTTGATGGCTACTACGCAACCTTTGAAGCCAAGGCGCTTACCGGAAACTCAAATGCTTTCTCTACTGAGGCATTTAAAGACAACCCACTTGTAGCGATCCAGCACGACGGCGACCTTTCTAAGATCGAGGACAACACCAAACTGAACTCGTTCATATCTCACGAAGACATGACGGTCAATGAGAAGTACAAGCCGAGCTACATGACAAAGATCAATGCTTTCTTGTTCATGGGTACAAATAAGCCGGTGAAGATCACGGACGCCAAGTCAGGCATCATCCGTCGTCTCATCGATGTGCACCCATCAGGCAGGAAGGTTGGTCCGCGCAAGTATCAGGCTCTCGTCTCTCAGATTGAATTCGAGCTGGGGGCTATCGCAGCCCACTGCCTAGAGGTATATCGTGAGATGGGGAAGGACTACTACAGCGGCTACCGTCCGTTGGAGATGATGTTGCAGACTGACATATTCTTCAACTTCGTAGAGGCTCACTTTGATGTCTTCAAGAAACAAGACGGTGTGACTCTGAATCAGGCATACGATCTGTACAAGGTCTACTGTGACGAGTCTAACGTCGAGTACAAGACTCCTCGATACAAGTTCCGTGAGGAGTTGAAGAACTACTTCAAGACCTTCGAAGAGCGAGCGATCGTAGATGACCAGCGCGTCCGCAGTTGGTTCGGTGGTTTCGACAAGAGCAAATTCAAGCCTCAAGTTAAGGAGGAAGTGGAACACATGCTACCTCTGGTACTCGATCAGGTTGAATCTATATTTGACACTGAATACGCCGGTCAGCCGGCTCAGTACGCCAACGTCCATGAAACGCCTACTCGAAAGTGGGCTGATGTGGACACGACGTTGTCAGATCTAGACACTGCTCAACTGCATTACGTCAAGCTGCCTGAGAACCATATTGTCATTGACTTCGATCTTAAGGACGAAGATGGGAACAAATCAGCAGAACTCAACCTCGAGGCAGCCAGCAAATGGCCTCCCACTTACGCAGAGTGGAGCAAATCAGGAAAGGGAATCCATCTCCATTATCTATACGCCGGTGACTCCTCAACCCTCAGCAGAATCTATGCAGATGGTATCGAAGTTAAGGTGTTTAATGGAGATTCGTCGCTACGGCGTATGCTCTCGGCATGCAACAACGTGCCCATATCGACACTTAGCGACGGATTACCCCTAAAGGAGAAAAAGATGATCAAGGCCGATGTGATCAAGAGCGAGAAGGGTCTTCGCGAAATGATCGAAAGGAACTTGAGGAAGGAAATTCATCCAGGCACAAAGCCGTCGATGGACTTCATCCACAAGATCCTGGAAGATGCATACATGTCGGGTATGCGTTACGACGTTACGGACATGCGTAACAGGATCCTGGCATTCGCAGCGAATAGCTCCAATCAGGCTCTCTATTGCATCAAGTTGGTGCAGGGTATGAGGTTCCACAGCGACATCGAGGAGCCTACTGTTGTGGACCAGCCTAAGGACGATCGTCTTGTGATCTTTGATGTGGAGGTCTTCAAGAACTTGTTCGTGGTGTGTTGGAAATATCAGGGCGACAGCAATGTTGTCAAGATGATCAACCCATCACCGCAGGCGATCGAGGAGCTCATGACTCTGAAGTTGGTCGGGTTCAACAACCGTCGGTATGACAATCATATCTTGTACGGACGGTACTTGGGCTACGACAACATGCAGCTATATTTGCTCAGCCAGAAGATCATCAATAATGTTCCTGGGGCCCTGTTTGGAGAGGCGTTCAACATCTCCTATGCTGATATTTACGACTTCAGCAGCAAGAAGCAGGGTTTGAAGAAGTTCCAGATCGAACTGGGGCTGAATCACCAGGAGTTGGGTCTTGACTGGGACGAGCCAGTGCCAGACGACTTGGTTGACAAGGTAGTAGAGTACTGCGCCAACGATGTGGAAACCACAGAGCCTGTGCTCGAGGACCGCATGCAGGACTTGGTGGCTCGGCAGATTCTTTCGGATATTTCGGGCCTACCTGTCAACTACACCACTCAGCAGCACACTAGCCGTATCGTATTCAACGGTAACAGCAAGCCTCAGGAGGAGTTCGTCTACACGGATCTCTCTGAGATGTTTGAAGGTTATGAGTACGACAACGGTAAGAGCACCTACAAGGGTGAGGTAGTCGGGGAAGGTGGATATGTATATGCTGAACCAGGCATGTATGAGAATGTTGCTCTCCTTGACGTAACTTCAATGCACCCGACTAGCATAGAGCAGTTGGATCTATTTGGCTCATATACTAAGAACTTCTCTGAATTGAAGGCAGCACGTATTGCCATCAAGCGGAAGGACTTTGAGTCAGCTAGGAAGATGTTGGGTGGCAAGCTTGCTAAGTATCTTGTGGATGAATCACAAGCCGAGGCACTCTCCTATGCATTGAAGATTGTGATCAACATCGTATACGGTCTGACGGCAGCAAGGTTCGACAACTCGTTCAGGGATCCCCGCAACATCGACAACATCGTCGCCAAGCGTGGAGCACTGTTCATGGTGGATCTGAAGCTCTTTGTACAGAACAAGGGCTTCCAGGTCGTTCACATCAAGACAGATTCCATCAAGATCCCTGGAGCAACGAAGGAGCTCATCGATGAAGTCATGGAGTTCGGCGATCGCTACGGCTACGAGTTTGAGCATGAGGCAACCTATGAGAAGTTTTGTTTGGTCAATGACGCTGTTTATATTGCAAAGACAGCCCCCGGCCGAACCCCAGCTCATTGGGTCGCGGTAGGTGCTCAGTTCCAGCATCCCTACGTCTTCAAGAAGCTCTTCACCCACGAGAGGATCATGTTCAAGGACAAGTGCGAGACGAAGACAGTCACGACTGCTCTTTGGATCGACTTCGACACCGAGGACACGCCAATGGCTCTCACACAGGGTAAGCGCTTCGTAGGAAAGGCTGGATCATTCTGCCCGATTAAGCCGGGTAAGGGTGGCGGAACGCTCGTTCGTGAGAAGGACGGGAAGTTCTATGCTGCCACCGGCTCGAAGGGTTATGAGTGGTTGGAATCTGAGGTGGTCAAGGAGCTCGGCAAGGAGGGCGACATTGATCTCCGATATTTCAACAATCTAGTAGACGAGGCAATTGAGACCATTAACCAGTTCGGAGATTTCGAACAATTCGCAGATAAGGAGTAAAGATGCTTACAGCTTTTATCATTACGGTGGTGATATTCTTTATCATCATCTTGCTGTTGATCGCGAAGCTCTCAGAGGCTAAGCCCTCTGTCTTCAACACGTTCTACGGAAAGCCGCCGGGCGAGAATCAAGAAGAGGAGGTGCCCTTGCAAATGCAGTGGGAGTTCCCTGAAGAGCTCGTCAAGGATGCGAATCTCGTAGCCGATGAAGTCCCCGTGTTCATCCAAACAGAGCATAGTTCTGCTCACGTTGGATCGGCGGTGATCTTCGAGGACCAAGGTACTTACAACGGCCTGATTGAGATCTTCGAGAAGGATACAGATTATGTCCGTAAGATGATCGATCCAGGTCTCAACGGCATCAGCATCGCGGTTCTTCCCCCAGAGGAGCCGTCAGTCATCGATGAATTTGGAGAGGAAGTCAAAAATGGCTGAAGAAGACGAGGTCAAGCCCGTTGTCCTGGAGGACGTGGCTATTCGTTTCCGCAACTTCACTGGAGCGGAGGGTCAGTACAACCGCAAGGGAGACCGCAACTTCTGCGTTCTTCTCGATGATGACACGGCTGAGGCTATGCGTCAGGACGGTTGGAACATCAAGACCCTCAGCCCCAGGGACGAGGACGAAGAGCCGACGCCTTATATTCAGGTCAAGGTCAACTTCTCCGGCCCCAGGCCCCCGATGATCAAGCTGATCACCTCGCGTGGTCAGACGCCTCTGGGGGAGAACGAGGTCAACATCCTCGACTGGGCCGACATCAAGCAGGTGGATCTCATCATCCGCCCCTACGCCTATGAAGTGGGAGCCCGCAAGGGAATCTCAGCATATCTTCAGAAGGCCTATATCACGATCGTTGAGGACGCACTTGAGCTTAAGTACGCCGATACGCCAGACAGTGCTTCTTCGGCTCTGTCAACTCGTGACATGGCGCCTGACGATGAAGACTGAAGACTTGCTCAAGGAAGTACACGCAAGCCATGACATGCGGGAAGTTCTTGGGGATCATCGTGAATGTCGTAAGTGCAGACTCTGCATTTGCACAAACATGATGCTCCTCAAGGAACCCTGCAACGCTTGAAAGGAGAAATCATGCAGGAAACAGTAATCACCGAGGAGAAGACAATCAGTCCTCCTCAAAAGAAGTACCCTCGCAGTTGGGTCAGCGACGCTATCTGTGACTACGCAACCGAGCGCAACAAGAAGCGCAAGGCTGCTCGCAAGCGTCAGAAGGCAGGGCGGAGGGCTTCTCGTGGATCCTGAGACGGCATGGTTCATCCTTGTTGAGAGGGAACACACTCACAGTGTTCTCATCGGTCCTTACGAGGATAAGAATGAGGCTGCTAAAGAGATGAACGACGGACTTTATGTGCAGTCTCTTGCTGATGAGGATGCTCTCGAGATTATGATTGTGGAGCTTCTTATCTCGACTATTCAAGAGACGTCCATCGTCTACGAGCTACCACCGGAGTATGACGTAGGTAACACGATGGAGGAGCACGGCATCGGCGTGTTCGCTCACGGTCCACAAGAAACAATGTAGGAAGGAGAAAAATGCTCAACCCTGATGAAATCAACAAGCGGTTCAGTTTCCACCCAGCCACGGACAAGTCGAGGCCTCAGCATGAGGATGCTCGGTCTATCATCCGTGGAGCAGCGATCCAGGTCAACAAGGTCATCCCTGATGGCCGAGAAGCTGCTGTGGTCATGACGAAGCTCGAGGAGGCCCTCATGTGGGCTAACAAGGCTATCGCCATGCATGATCCAGTCGTCTGAGCGACTATAAATAGGCCTTAGGCTCAGAGCGGTGGTGTCCTTGAGAGTGAGAGGACTTAATGGAGAAAACTCGATACAAACTCCGCCACATGGCATATGAGCAGCAGTCGCTGGACGATATTCCTATGACTGTGCCCGGAGCTCTAGTATTGGTGTGAGTCACCCATGTAATTGATTGCGCTTATTTACATGAATAAGTATCGTCTGATAGCGGTAGCGAATTGCTAGGGTCTATCAGCCCTAGACAGCCAATATGAAAACTCGTGCGTCGACGCGAGGATAATCAACATTACTTCGACGAGCTGGTAGTCCCTCAGGTTGGGCTAAACTTGGTCACTGAATCTAAACCGGTTAAGTGCCAGGGGTTTCCGTGTAAGTCTCAATAGGCAGAGCTGGTCAGATAGCGGGCTGGGTTGCGGGTTCAAGTCCCGTCATGGAAGCGCAGTACTATATTCTCTTGAAAGGAGAAAATCATGAAGAAGTGGCTTATTGCAGCGACGGTCGCTGTAGCCGTAGCAGTTGGTCTTTCCGGTTGTGGTGGAGGTTCTCCTGAGCCCCAGGACGTGACCGGAACGTGGCAGTACTCTAAGGACGGGATCGGCTTCGAAGCCACCGTTACGGAGGACAACATTGAAATCGAGCTCACTCTGGATGACACGACGGGTCTTTACTGGACTGGTACGTTCGAGAGCTCTCTCACCGAGGGACAGAAGGTTGTCTCTAAGGCTGACACTGAGGCACTGGACGCGTCTTTGTATGGCTCTGGTGACTCAACCAAGGAGTTCACCTACGAAGACGGACACCTCACGTACAAGTTCGAGATCATGGGTACGACCACCAAGATCTATCTCAACAAAAACTAGCTTGTAGCCCCGGGCATGGCTTTAAACTGCCCATCTATTCATATTCTTTTGAAAGGAGAAGATGATGGGTAAAGTGACTAAGGTTGCGGCACAAATCCCTGTTCTCGCTGGTGACCTAGTGGTAGGTTATTTGGAAGTTGAGCTTGAGGACACTAGTGAAAAGGTGTGGCCCGCTAGGGAGTCTTATAATTATGCCAAATTTGATGTGGGTGCTAATCTAGTAATTTCTATCGACGCTCAGTATGCACTCTTCAATGGTCTTCTTAAGGGTGTAGACTACCAGATCGAATTTACTAAGGTTCCCGTGGAGGATTCTGATGGAAAAACCGACGTGTGATCCCTGTAAGCGAGGTGTACACAACGCATGCGGGACCGGTGTAAAAGCTGTTAACTCGTGTGCCTGTGCTGAAAAGTTCCACAAATGAGAGAGCTAGTAGCACTGCGTGTTCCTGTTGAGATGGCAGATAAGACTCACGGATATTGGTTCATCACTCATCAGCAGATGGTAGCTAGCGGTTGTAATCGTGCCAGTGATAAGATCATAGATGAGTTGATGGAGGAGTTCTCTAAGACTCTACCTGTACCGATCGTTTTCCAAGCTTACTGGGATAATGAGAAGTTTAGATACGTCATCCACTGGCTACCTGAGTCGGAGTTGGTATGAGAGAAATCTGGCTAGAAGTGCCTGGCTATCCTCGCTACATGGTGTCAACCTATGGCGATGTCTACAGTGATATTGTCAAGCACAACCTCACACCTAGTCTAAGTGGTAGCGGTTACTACCGAGTTACGATGAACGGTCTACAGCACTATGTACATAGAGTAGTCGCCATGACCTTCTTCGAAGAATACCGTGAAGGTATGCGTGTCAAGCATATTGACGGTGATAGGACCAACAACCGCTTCGACAATCTAAAGCTTCTAGAGCCTCAGAAGGCTGATGGAGCTATATTCGTTCCGTTAGGACGCCCGAAGCCGGGTATCCGCGTACAGATAGTGGAGACAGGAGATGTCTTTCGATCAGTTCGTGACGCTGCTAATTACATTGGTGGGTCTTATTCTGCTATTTATGCTTGTTTGCGTGGGGATCGCAAGCATCATCTTGGGCTTCATTTTCAATGGTTTTAAGCGTTTCTTCGAAAACATAACAAAGGATTGGTCTTAACATGGGTGAGCACTACGAGAAGACCAAAGATCAAGCCATCCAAGATCTTGAACGAGAGTTGATGTTCTTCCGTGGCGAAAACAATCGTCTAAAGAGGAAGCATCAGAGGCTCCAAGATCTAGCTGGTAAGATGCAAGATCGAATCAACGAACTGGAAGCAAAATTGCAAGAAGCTCGTGAACGTGGTGGGGGCGTATGGCCGTAGTACTAGAGCCAGACCAAATCAAAGCCATACACCAGATGCACAATGGTTGCGTAGTTCGTGGTGGAGTCGGTGTTGGCAAGACGATCATATCCCTAGCGTATTATCTAACAAAGGAGTGTAAGGATGGTGGGACCATACTCGATAACGGACGAGTACAATTCCGTGACGAACGAGGTGACCCGAAAGATCTTATCATCATCACCACTGCCAAGAAACGAGACAATCTCGATTGGGTTAAGGAGGCTGCTCTCTTTGGAGTTGGAGGAGATAGAGCTTTCTCAGAACTCAACGTTCGCCTTCAAGTCGATTCTTGGAACAACATTGACAACTACGCAGCAACTAAGGGCGCTTTCTTTATCTTTGATGAGCAGAGACTCGTGGGATCGGGGGCGTGGGTCAAGAGTTTTTACAAGATTGCCAAAGCGAATGGATGGGTTCTACTTTCAGCAACACCTGCCGATACGTGGATGGACTACATCCCAGTATTTGTGGCAAACGGTTTTTTCAAAAACAAGACGGCGTTCACTGACCAGCATGTCATGTGGAAGCCTTTTTCTCGATATCCGCAAGTTCGAGGATTCAGAGGTGAAGCCAGACTACGTGAGCTTGAACGAGCGCTACTCGTTGATGTTGAGTACGTTAGGACTACTACCAGAGTAGTTGACTACATCGACCATCCATGGGATCAGGAGAAGTTCAATAAGGTGTGGAAAGATCGTTGGAATGTCTTTAAGGATGAGCCAATACAAACCATATCTGAGTTGTTCTACGTCCTTAGAAAAGTTGTCAACTCTCACAAGTCACGTCTAGAGTCCGTCCGTACACTGCTAGAAGAACACCCACGTCTGATTATATTCTACAACTTCAAGTATGAGGTAGAGATTCTTAAACAGCTCGCCGATAGTATTGAGGTTAAACAGTGGAATGGTCAGGTACATGATGAGCTTCCTGATGGAGATCGTTGGGTATATTTAGTCCAGTATACTGCTGGGAGTGAAGGTTGGAACTGTGTAAGTACGGATTCGATGGTATTCTATTCGTTGACTTATAGTTATCGAGCATTTGAACAAAGCCAAGGACGAATTGACCGTCGAAATACACCGTTTAAGGAGCTTCACTACTACGTTTTGAAGTCTGGATCGTTCATTGATAAGGCGATTCTGAAGTCTTTGAGGGCCAAGAAGAACTTCAACGCGCGTAAGTTCGTGGCCAAAACTGAAATTTCTGCCCACTTTTGAAAAATTTTTGTGCACATAAGTGTCATGAATCCGAGACGCTGTGGCCAAAAAAGTGGGCAATGGCCATTTTTGAAATTTCAGTTTTGGCCACGAAAATCATAGAGTTTGATATAGTTTGATGTTTTAGGTATGCCGGAATGTCCGATATTTCCTTATTTTAGACCCCTCTGTGGCCAAAACTGAAAAAAATACAAGAAAAACTTTATTTTAAGAAAAACAAGGGTTTTCAAAAAGTTTACGAATCATACAAAAAAAGTGGGCTTTTGGCCACGACCCTGAATTTTCTCTCTTTGTGCACGCGGGAAATACACGTGTTATAATAGAAGGAGTAGGATATGATGATAGAAACATGCACTACTATTTTTGTGAGCCATCATGGATCTCGAGAGTAAGTTTAAGATCAAACTCAAGAAGGAGATAAAACTGAGGCTTCCAGGTTGCATCATTGTTAACCTTGATCCCTCCATCTCCCAAGGAGTTCCAGATCACCTTATTCTTTTCAACGATCGATGGGCAGCCCTTGAGGTTAAGCGCTCTTCCCGCGCTGCAAGACAACCCAATCAAGAATACTATGTCGAACTGATGAACGACTGGTCATTCGCTGCTTTCATTTATCCCGAGAACATGGAAGAAGTCCTAGATGCGCTTCAACGATCATTCGAAACTTGAGGGACAACACGCTCTCCTCAGTGCAAGCAAGTATCACTGGATCCGCTATGATGATGAGAAGTTCGATCGTACTTACAGGACTGCACTAGCTGCATCACGTGGTACACAACTTCATGAACTAGCTGCTCAGCTCATTCGTCTTAAGGTGAAGCTGGGTAGGTCTCGCACAACTTTGAACATGTATGTGAATGATGCGATTGGCTACCGCCTTACACCAGAGGTAATCCTCTTCTATTCATACAACGCGTTCGGTACAGCAGACGCAGTCGGATTCAAGAACAACAAACTTCGTATTCATGATCTTAAGACTGGAGAGTCTAAGACGTCGATGGATCAACTGATGATCTACTCGGCTTTCTTTTGTCTTGAGTATGAGTTTGACCCTCGTCAAATCGAGATCGAGCTTCGAATTTATCAGCATGATGACTTTGAGGTATTGATCCCTGACCCCGATTTCATTTTTGAGCTCATGCAGAAGATCAAATTCTATGACAACAGGATCGACGCTCTTAGACTGGAGGTAGAGTCATGATAGACGACGAGCTCCTCCACTACGGTACTAAGCGACACTCGGGTCGATATCCTTGGGGTAGTGGTGGTCACTCGCAACAAAGAGACTGGGATTTCCTAACATCTGTTAAGGATCTACGAGACAAAGGTCTTTCTGAGAAAGAGATAGCCACAGGTATGGGTATTTCAGTTCGACAACTGAGAGCCAAGGTTACGCTATCAAACAATGAAGTTCGTAAAGCTGATGCCATGCAAGCTTTGAAGCTTAAGGCTACAGGTATGTCGAACACTGCAATTGGTAAGGAGATGGGTGTTGGAGAGTCTCAGGTTCGAGCTCTTTTGAATCCCCATATTATCGAGCGAAACAGCATTGCTCAGAAGACAGCGGATGTTCTGAAGAGTTACGTCAACAAAGATCAGTATCTCGACATTGGTAGTGGCACTGAGGCTCACCTAGGTATTTCTCAGGAGAAGCTTCGTGCTGCTGTTTCTCTTCTACAAGAAGAAGGCTACAAGGTTCACTACATCAAGAACCCACAGATTGGAACAGGCAAGGATACTTCTATGAAGATTCTTGGTGATCCTGATTCAACTTTCTCTGATGTGAACCGTGGTCGAGAGAAGATTGCTACAGTAGCCAAGTATTCTGAAGATGGTGGGCGTTCCTTTAGAGGAATTGAGCCGCCTCAGCACATCAATTCAAGTAGACTTCTTGTGAGGTATGCGGAAGATGGTGGAGCTGATCGAGATGGTGTTATTGAGCTTCGTAGAGGAGTCGATGACATTTCTCTTGGTTCTTCGAGGTATGCTCAGGTTCGAATCGGAGTGGATGGAACTCATTACCTTAAAGGTATGGCCATGTACAACGATAAGATCCCACCTGGCTACGACATGGTCTTCAACACAAACAAATCTAAGGGAGCCAACAAACTTGACGCTTTGAAGGCAATCAAGGATGATCCTGACCTACCTTTCGGTTCGATTGTTCGTCAGAAGCACTACTTGGACAAAGATGGTAATGAGAAGCTTTCGGCTCTTAACATCGTCGGTTCTAAGGATACTTCTGGTGAAGAAGGTGGTTGGGGTCAGTGGAAGACTAATCTTTCTTCGCAGATGCTTTCAAAACAATCCCCCGCCCTTGCAAAACGGCAGTTGGATTTGGCGTTTGACACTAAGAAAGCTGAGTTTGATGAGATTAATTCTTTGACAAACCCCACTGTCAAGAAGTATCTTATGGAGAAGTTTGCTGATTCAGCAGACACATCCTCTGTACATCTTAAGGCAGCCGCTCTTCCTAGGACTACGAATAGTGTTCTTCTACCTATCAACAGTCTTAAAGACAACGAGATCTTTGCACCACAGTACAACAATGGTGATAGGGTCGTTCTCATTCGCCACCCACATGGTGGAATCTTTGAGATCCCAGAATTGGTAGTAAACAACCGCAACAAAGAAGCAAATAGCGTAATCCGTAATGCTAAAGATGCAGTTGGTATCAATTCTAAGGTAGCAAAGCGGCTTTCTGGTGCAGACTTCGATGGTGACACAGCTCTTGTGATTCTCAATCGTGAAGGACCGAACAAAGTTAAGACGTCGCAGCCTCTTGCTGCACTGAAAGACTTCGATCCTCAGCAATACAAGGTTGCAGGCGACAAGCCAACAATCTCTGCAAAGACTAAGCAGCATGAAATGGGTAATGTTTCGAATCTAATTACGGACATGACCATACAAGGTGCAAGCTTTGGTGAAGTTGCCATGGCAGTTAAGCATTCCATGGTAGTAATCGATGCAGAAAAACACAACCTTGATTGGAAGCAGTCTGCAAAAGACAACAACATCGCGGCTCTTAAGGAGAAGTACCAAGGTGGCGCCAACAAGGGTGCTGCTACACTAATCTCTAGAGCAAAGTCCAACATTCGTGTCGATGCTTTTAAGGAAAGACCCGCCTCTCAGGGAGGAAAGGTAGATCCAGCCACTGGCAAGAAGGTCTTTGTTAAGACTGGAGAAACCTATGTAGACAAGTCTGGTAAGGTAGTTCCTAAGAAGACCAAGTCTACGAAGATGGCTGAAGTTGATGATGCTTTTGAGCTTTCTAGTGGTACACCCATGGAAGCAGTGTATGCTAACCATGCCAACAAACTTAAGGCATTGGCCAACACTGCTAGAAAGACGGCTCTTGAGACAGACAATTCTGTATCATCACCCTCTGCAAAGAAGGCCTATTCTAAAGAGGTGTCCTCTTTGAACGCCAAACTTAATCTGGCGCTTAAGAATGCACCACTTGAAAGAAAGGCCCAGCTCATTGCAAACGCCACCGTCTCCCAAAAGAGGCAAGCTAATCCTGACATGGACAAAGATGAGTTGAAGAAGGTCAAGAACCTTGCTCTATCTGAGGCTCGTTCTAGGGTAGGTGCTAAAAAGACCGACATAGTCATCTCTACCAGAGAGTGGGATGCTATACAGGCAGGTGCACTCAGTGCTAGTAAGATTAATAGCATACTGAAGAACACTGACCTAGACCATGTAAAGAAGCTCGCTACACCAAGAGACAAGCCTGTAATGACTAAGGCTGTCACAGCTCGTGCCAAGATGCTGCTATCACAGGGCTATACACAGGCAGAGGTAGCTTCTGTACTAGGCATTCCAGCAAGCACCATCAACAGTGCACTAGATTGAAGGGATTGACATGGCTGATGATACAGTAGATCACATGCTGAGCACAGTTGACAATCCATTCAATCCATTCACACAATGGGATGATTGGTATCAGTTTGACACCTCACATGATTACAACACCAGTGCCTTCCTGGCAAGGGTGACAAGAACATCAAACGAACTCAGTGATGCTGACCAAGATCTTGCTATCGAGCAAGCAATCGATGAGATTGTTCGTGAGAATACACTTGGTATCTATGTCAAAGTTTCGAAACCTTAAGAGTCTCGAGACAAACTTGACATAGGGGGGAGGGGTCTCGCAAATCTGACCCCCCTCCTGCATCGCCCGCCTCTCAAAAAAAGCCCCGGGGGAGTCCCCAGGAGAGACAGAAGTCAATCTGAGGCGGTATGAAGTCAACTTAAGAAAGGAGTAACGGCATGGATGATGCTGAGAACTCAGAGTCGGAAGTTGAAGTTGGTAGCCAAGGAGAGTACTTCGACGCCTCGGCGGTGGAAGAGGACGATCTTGAAGACGACTTCGATGAGACGGCCTTCATTGATGACTCGATCGTAGTCACTGATGAGCCGATGGCGAGCGACAACATCTCGACCGACACCAACCCGACTGAGATCCAGGATGACGAGGTGGGTAGCTGATGGCTTATTCTCTCGGAAGTACTCTCAAGAAGAAACTTCTGCTCAAGGTTGGCACCTACGCTCAGCCTAGCATGTGCTTGAAGGAGTCTCGACTCGTTGCAGGCATTCCCGCGAAGTATCCAAGTGCAATCTCGGCTTGGAACAACGCTGCTAGGCGTAACCCAGGAGCAAAGCCTCCTGCGGGAGCTGTCGTGCCGGTGTTCTTCAACACTCCTTCGCCCTACGAGCACGTTGCATGGGCGCTTGGTGATGGTCGAGTAGTTACAATCAACGGATCTCGTTGGTCTGTATACTCCTCGATCGAAGCCATGTGCAAGGCGTGGAAGTGCACCTACATCGGCTACACGGAGGACCTCAATGGGGTGCGTGTCTACACGCCTCCGCCTCCCAAGCCGAAGTACACCAGCTGCACAGGTCTTCAGGGAGCTCTTCGCGCGTCCAAGGATAACGTTTGGGGGCCAGACTCGACGAAGCGTCTCAACGCGGTTCGATCTGCTTCCAAGTGGAAGGGTGAGAAGTTTCCGTTCGGAGTCAAGTACACACAAGGTGTCTGTGGCGTCGACAAGGATGGTTCGTGGAAGACCCTCTCGAGGGCTGGACACGATGCAACCGTTAAGGCGATCCAGAAGGCTCTCGGTCGAAAGCAGACCGGAGTGTACGACGCAGAACTCGACAACGCAGTGAAGAAGTACCTGTCTACGGCCCACAAGGTTTGACAGGGGGTTAGAGCTTGGCTGGGCCTCGTCATGGTGGCATCAGTCTTAAAAAAACGGGCCCTCATCATCCCGACTCCTTTCAAGAAGCGCGAATCGCCACGACTTGCGCTCAGATTGGTGCCACCTTGAAGAGGCCCAGCCAAGCTTAGCCATACCTAGGAGGTGATGATCAATGGCGGCACCAGTTAAGAAGTCTGGAACCGACCGACCTCGACGGCCGCCTGCGAAAACACCTGAAGCTCGAGAGAAGCAAATGATCTCAGCAGCGACTGATCTAGCTGAGAAGCAGATCCTAGCAGGTACGGCTTCGTCGCAAGTAATTACCCACTTTCTTAAGCTTGGTTCTCCTCGGGAGGAGCTTGAGAGGGAGAAGCTTCGTTCGGAGAACATCCTACTCAAGGCTCGAGCAGAGCAACTGGCTTCTGAGGCTCGAATCGAAGAGCTTATCAGTGGGGCCATCGCGGCTATGCGAGGCTATCAAGGCCTTGACGTAGATGATGACGATGAGGACTAGATCTTACTCGGATCTTAAGCGCCTTCACTCTTTTGAAGAGCGGTTTGAATACCTTCAACTCCGTAGTCAAGTCGGTTCGGTGACTTTTGGTTTTGAACGTTATCTGAACCAAAGTTTCTACACTTCAAGAGAGTGGCGGAGGGTGCGAGACATTGTAATCACCCGAGATAACGGTTGTGACCTCGGAATTCCGGGCCGAGAGATTCACGACAGAGTCATAATCCACCATATGAATCCCATGGCGGCCGAAGACATTGAGGAACGCAATCAAGACATCCTCGATCCGAGTTTTCTTATAACAACATCTCACAGAACGCATAATGCTATCCACTTTGGGGACTCATCCTTGCTTTTAGAGGACTATAAGCCTCGCAGACGAGGCGACACTAACCTGTGGTAGCGTTTTTGTGTAGAAAGGAACACCTATGCCAGAACCTGCTGAGCAGAGTATCCTGGATACCACCAAAAAGGCTCTTGGCATCGATTCTGACTACACAGTGTTCGATCCCGAGCTAATAATGCATATCAATTCTGTTTTTGCCGATCTTCACCAGCTTGCTGTGGGTCCAGAGGTGGCTTATGCCATCGA